AACTACATATGGAACACCAGTAATACCAAAAGGTAATCCATAGTCACCAATACTTAAATTTGCACTATTTCCATACTCAAGAACTGCATTCAAACTTTCATTACCAATATTAGCAATAATTTCAGATTGCCCAGAAATAACAGAACCAACTGGAAGATTTACAAACGAAACTCCAATACCATTCGTGGTTGTATTTCCACGGTCGGTGACGGTATCTAGAGTTTCATTAATTAAAAGTCCACCAATAGCTGTTGAAAATCCTGCAGTATTTGTAGATGAGTTCCATTGTAAAAATGCTCCATCGTAAGCACCAGAATTCGTTGCAACACCTACAACATCATCCAAGTATCTTAAACGAGTTTCTCCACCACCACCGACTGTGGAAAGTTGTTGTTGAATGCGATTAATAAAAAGTTTATAATGTTTCTGTAAATCATCAAGTGTTGCAAACTTCTGATCCAGTGGAGTAAGTGGATCAGAATTTTTTTCGTTTGATGGAATATTTAATAATCCTTCTCTGATGTATTTTCTGGTATCTTCTTGTGGTTCTGAACTAATGATATTTCTGACAACATCATTAATATCTTTTACTTCTTCTTCTACTTCTTCAATGATATTGTCAACTAATTCTTGTTGCTCTTTTTCGTATTCTCTTCCAGTAAGTTCGTGAAGTATATTTTCGACAATATCATTCGCCCCAATAAGTTCTGTAATAAACTTATCTTCTTCTTCCTTTAATTTTTTCTTTTTCTTATTTGCCTCTGCTATGAGGTTAAAAAAATCAGATAAATTTTCAGACATTATTCATCACTCTTTTTCTGTTTCTCCAAACATTGATTGCGCTACTGCAGGACGAAACCCATCAATCCTTTCTGCAGATTTAGTGAAAAGTAATTCTTTAATTTTATCACTAATTTGAGAAGGAGATTCATCGGTAGCAATCATATCTAAAAGATCATCCATTTTTAATACCTAATAATATTTTCTTTATTTATATCTCACCACCCTTGGGCATTTCTACTTCTTTTGTATTAACCTGAGTTGCTTTTCCCTGAGATTCTAAATCTGGTTCCATCACAGGTTGTCCCAAATCCATTTGTGATGTTTGATCTAAAGGTAGTCCAGTTGCTGGATCAATTGGAATATTGGGATCTGGTATAATTCCATCTTTAATCTCTTTTTTGATAATTTCATCTTGCTCAACGATTTCTTCATCCGTCTGGCGAAGAATTTTACGCCTTACATAATCTTGAGAAAAATACTTACCGATATAAGGTTCTGCAACTTGAACCATATTTAATCTTTCGTTTAGCAATTCTGCATCTTTAAGTTCTGCAAAATGGTTATCGTATAGGAAATCATATTGTATATGCTCTTCCATGATTTCCCAATCTTCTGGGGTAATAATATTTTTAAGAATTAATTGAGTTCTCAATATGTCATGAAACATGTAAGAAAATCTTTTCCTTAAACGAGAAACAAATTTGCTGAATTTTACTTCATCACGCAGAATTTCTGAAGAACGACCAAGATTAAATCCACCTTCCCCATCCATTCTAGAAGGAGGAACATTTAGAGAGCGATATAGTTTTTTCTTAAAATACTCAATATCCGTAATTTCGCCAAGATTTTGTCCACCTGGAAGAGTAGAAATTTCAGTTCCTCTGCCACCTTCACGGCGAGGTAACCAGAAATCTTCAAGCATACTCATAAATTTCTTGTCATCACGAATCTCACCAGTATTCGCATCATAAACAAGTTTGTTACGGTAACGCATCATAACATCACGAAGATATTGTTCTGCTTTAATCTTAGGAAGATTGCCAACATCAATGTAAAAAATACGACGTTCTGGAGCACGAGAAAGTCTGTAAATTACCAATGAATCTTCAATCATTCTTAATTGATTGAGAGATTTAATGGCTTTATGGAGATATGAAAGAGTTGATCCCTTATTTCTATCAACAAGACCTGATGTGCAATATGCAATAGAATCTTTTGTCATTTTGATTCCAGCAACTCCACCAAGAGATGATGGATTACTTGCTGGATATGTCATTTTTGGATTATAGATAAAATATTCCTCAATTTGAGGAAACTCAAAATCCATTGGATTATCCGAATTAATATTTGCTAATCTATACTTATCTTTTTCTGATTTTTTTTGTTGCCTTACATATCGCATCTTCATTGGATCTATGTAACGCAATTCTTGAATCCCATCATGAGGACTCTTCAAGTCTATTATTTTGTGATAATAAATTCTTCCGTCGACATACCAATTTCTATAAATTTCATGTGATTTTTTATTGAAATCTAAAAGAGAAAGGACGTATTTAAATTCTTGCCTGATTTTCTTTTTAATCCCATCACTCGCATTGAGATTTGAAAGTTCGATTTCTACCGGACTATCATTTGTATCCGATACAATAGCTTCATTGACAATATCTTCAATAGCACTATCACACTCTGGGTGAAGTGCCATTTCACGATATCTTTTGATTAAATCAAATTCTGTTCTATATACTCCTTCAATATCTACATAAGAACCAAAAAAACCACTACTTAAGTAATGGTCAGTCTCGTCCTCATTATTGGGAGGAACTGGACTGACCGTACTCGGAGATAGTGGTTCTGTATCTTCAATTGAAAAACCAAACAATCTTGCCATAATTTATTATTTTTGTTCTTGATCTTTTGTCTATTTATCAGACTTTGGCAGCGGTTGCCGAGTTGATAATTTCGTAAGACTGAACTTGGAATTCAACTGTAAATTCCTCAATAGTATCTCCACTATCATATGATAGGTCGATATTTGAAACACTTGTTGGGAAAATATCAATGAATTTATATGCAGCTAAGATTGAACTATCCGAACCAGCATTTGTTGTGCTGTTAGTAGTTGAACCTCTTCCAAGTTGATAAACTGTTGCATTGCTCATATATGAACCAGGATTTGTTGCACCTAGGTTATTGTCAAGTTTTGCAATCAGTTCACTCCACGCTTCAAATGCTCTTCTGAGTTTGAAGTCTTCATCGTTGATAATAGTTACAGTCCAAACATCAATAGTTCTGTCTCCAGCAACTTTAAAAGTTCTTCCACGGAAAGGAACATCAATACTTGCGATATTTGATGCAGGTAGAGCAGCTGCTTTGCAGAGATACTTAAATTTGTCGGCATCCCAACCAATACCTGCAGGTAAAGTTGTTAATTCAACTTCAAACAGGTTAGGTCTTGCGCCACCACCACTTAGGGCACTCTTAAATTGTGAGATTGTCTTGAGTCTTGCCACGGTTCGTTACCTCCTTAAGTTATTTATTGAATAATGATCAAACAGTACCTGCAACTTCTTCAAAACTTACGCCTGTGCGGGTTGCAACAAAAGTAAGAGTTACATAATTAATAGACTTGGCGGGCTTCAGGTAAATGTCCGCTCTAAATTCGTTGTTATCAATAACATCAGGAGTGTTGTTCGTGGTGTCACAAACAACCAAGAATCCATAAAGACCTCTCTTTGCCTGAACATCACGAAGATAAGGTTCAACAATGTTCTTAAAGTTTGCTCTAGTTAGTTCATCATTCAGTTCAAAGAGTTGTGCTTGTGCTGCTCTTTGGAGTGCTTGCTCAATTGTAAGGAACAAGCGGCGAACATTAATTCTATCAAAAGCAGATGCATAACCAAGAGCAGTTTTATCTCCAAATAATAAAGTACCTACTCCAGGTTGAGTAATGATCGCATTAATTCTTACTGGATACAGTTGATCTCTTTGTGCCTTATTTGGGTTATATGCAAGTTTAATTGCATTATTCAAGACTCCTCTTTGCTGTCCCGCAGGTGAGAACCAAGGATATGAAATAATATTAGTGCGGCACATTAGACCTGCAACGTCAGCATTGCAAGGAATGTATACAAATTTGTTATTAAATCTGTCATAAGTATACTTATAACCACTATCAAAAACTGCATACGATGAAGATGAACCTACCGAATTAAAATATTTAATTAGGTTTGTCGTTTGTGTTGTAGTGTTACTTTGACCAATTAGATTACCTCTATGGGGTCCAACTACAGCAACACAATCTTTTCTTTGATTTGCTATTGAAATTAGAGATTGTGCTTTAGTGACAGAATCATTTTCGTCAGTAAGTCCTGGTCCCATGATTAAGTAATCAACTTGTATTTCATCTCTATTGGAAAATAAATCATATGATGTTAAAAGATTGCCTATTGATGGAGCCATTGATCCATTTGCTCCATAATCAGCACCACCATTCAATGTATAGGTTATATTTCCAATTGCACTGAACGTTACATTTTGAGCATTTTGTCCCCAGTTACCACTGCTCGTTGTAATTGGAACGAATGATGCACTATTTCCCTCAGATTTTGTAAATCCAGTTGCTCTTGGCGAAGTGTTCCAAGATCCGTCTGCAGCACTTGATGGCGATTTTCCTGCATAAACTTGATTGGAAAAATCTGCAAGATACTGTTTGTACCAAATTCTTTGTGGGGAATTTACAGCGGAAATTGCATCAGTTGCTTTTGATAGACCAACATGCTTTTCAAGAATAGTTCCTGGATTTTGAGTAATAGTTCCCTTATCATCTACTACTACAACATGGATGGAATCATTTTTTCCATTTCTATCTATGGAATGTCTATTTGTTGAAGGTTTTGGTGCAATACTCTTCCAATAGATAACAGTATTTTCAAGTCCTAAAGTTTGTTGATTGTACCAATCACTTATACTTACTGCAGGAATACTGCCTTGTTCGGATCCAGAAGAATCAAAGAATTTTAATGTATCTGAAGATTCAAATGCAGCAAAGGATGTTCCTTCTGCATAATCAATTTTAGTTTCTGTTCCTGCGGTAGAAACTCTAGAAACAATTTTTACTGTAATTGAACTATTAGTTCCTGAAGTAGCAGTTGTGATTCCGGTAACAATTCCTTTCAGATATCCGTTAAAGGTTCCTGAACCTGGAATAGTTACGCTAGTAAGAGCTGTTGTAACACCATATCCAACAGCGATTCCATCTCCAGATAAATCGCTTGAAGTTACATTAATTATTTGATCCGCTAAGTCATCAATAACACAAACTTTTAATCCGTTTGCCCAAGTTCCTGGATTTTTAGATGCAAATGTAAAATTCTGAGCATCTGAATGATTATTCGTATAATCATCGTAGTTATCAATATCTAACGTTGAAGTTGATGCAACACCAACTCCAGCATTTGCATTATTTAAATTTGCACCACCCGTTCTTACAACTTTTAGAACACCGCCGTAAGAAAGGTAAGATGATGCACTCATCCAATATTCATATTGGTTATCTAGTGAGGATGGTTTGCCAAAAACATTGATCAATTCCTGTTCAGTTGCAATGTCAACTGGGTAGTCTACAGGACCAATGGGGAAAGGACCAGCAATAGCACCTATATTATCTAAAACATTATCAGCTCTCCCTACTGTTAAATCAACCTCTCTGACAAGTACGCCTGGAGATAATTGAGGAGTCGCCATTTTTTTCTCCGTGAAATCTCAGTTTATCTAAAAAATATTTATTAAAAATATACTTTACACGGGGGAAACTTGACGTGAGTATTTGTATTCACCAATCTGGATACTGCCAACAAGTAGAGATGGAAATATTTTTTTTTATTTTTGAAATCCTTTTTACTGTACATTCTTTACATTCATAAGAATATGAGGATGCAACTGGACCTCTATCTTTGCGAGTTCTATAAAATCCGTCAATTAAATTTTTTAGTTCGCCACAAACTCTACATTGTCTATCTACAAGTAATAGGTGCCCTAGTTTTATTTGCTTATCTAAATCCATTTACGTATATTCCCACATATAGGAACGATCTCCGTATTCATCGACAAACCATCTATCTCCATCAACGTCAACAAAACTATCATTGTTCAATCCGTCAGAAATAAAACCAAATGGCGCCATATCTTGCTCAATTTGATTTTTTTGCTCTTCATATAAACGCTTTCTTACATCCTGATCAGTAAGTTCTTTAAAATAGTCCTGAGCTACTAACCAAGCATAAATTACTAAGCACATTGCAAGGTCATCATTGCATCCCTCTTCTGCCTCAAACGAATTGTGTTTTTGGATAAATGTGGTAAGTTCTGCAATAATCTCATAATCATTAACATATAACTTATCTTCTTCTATCATTGTCTTAAGATTAAGACATCCAATCTTTTTTACTGTTTTGGACATCTTGACTCCAAGTTGAGTCTTCTTTCCAGAAAATCCTTGTCCAACAATTTGTCCCGCTCTACCTCTCATAGAGCACATTAATAAATTATTATATTCCAAATCATACTGAAGAATACTTGCCACTTGATCTCCAACATCATTTACTTCGCATAAAATATAAGAATTATTATAACTCTTAGCTACATCATAAATTATACTTGGGAAAAGCATTGGCTTTATCTCATTATTTCTATACTTTGCTACAACTCTATGTGGGAAATGTGTTATATCAACAACAGCGAAAGCAGAATAATCATTCCCAACACCTCTAGCAACATCCACAGTAATCAAATAGTCATGTTGATCAACTGGATGTACATATACATCTAAACCAGCACTACGTTTTTGTGGATGATCGTATACAAGGGTTCTGAGTTTTGATGGTGCAATCAGTGTATCAACGGATCCTAGAAACTCGCATTCAAACTCGACCTTAAATTGCTGGTCACTGGTGTTTGCAATAGTTTGCTTTTTCCATTCTTCATCGCGTCCAGGAACTTCGCTCCAATGAACATCGGTAAAAATATATTCATTTTTTCCTTTCTCCGCATCGTGCCACATGCGGTAGAAATGGTTCATACCGTGAGGGGTAGAAACAATGATAACTTTTGTATTCTTACCTGAGGTAATTGTTGGGTAGACTGATGCAAAGAATGAATCTGCAATATGGTTTGGAACGAAAGCAAATTCGTCCAAAAATAGAATATTGAATGACATACCACGAACAGCAGATGCTGATGTGGATGCTGCCAGAATCTTGGAACCATTTTCTAATTCAAGAGAACCTTTGTTCCAAGAGACAATACCCTGTTGCATCCACTTCGGGAGATTCTCATATGCAGTTTGCAATCTATCCAATAATTCTCTTGCTGTAGCTGCTTTGTTAGCAAGAATACCAATATTTACGTTATCATTAAAAACTGCATAATGTAAAAGAAATGCTACGACAGTAGTTGATTTGCCCGTCTGTCGTGGCATCTTACAGATATTAAATCTGTGCTTATGGAAGTTATTAATTAAATTTTCTTGAAAATGATATGGTTTAAAATTCTGCAATCCATGATCTAGAGTCACAATTTTTACATAATTTTTCGCAAAATAAACAGGATCGTTCATGCATTTAGCGATCTCAAAAACTTGCTCTTCTGTAAATTCGTGAGTTGTATTTGTTTTTTTTAATAATGGATTGCCTAAGTAGATATCATTTGACATAACAAAAACCTACTTTATTAGTTACATTTCCAACGTCTTCTTGCTGCCAATCCCCTTTCTCCATCCCAACTTCTACTGCGAGAGCAAAAATTCTTACGACGCTGAGCTGCTTTACTTCCCGGTTTTACGTCACCAGTTACAGGTGCTTGAAGATTTGAACCAGTCTTACGATTATATTTTTCTCTTCCTTTTGCAGTAAGTCCCGCACCTTTACTTACTGGAAGTTTTTCTCCTCTACCGACTGATAATACAGGACCTTCTTCATCTAATTCAACCTCTTCCCCCATTGGTTTTACATAATTTTTACTTGGTCCTAGTTTTGGGGCGCTTCCTCCTTGTGGACCAAATGCTTGAATCAAAGGTTGTCCAGGTTGTAATTCTGAAACAGAATGGTAAATTACATTGCATCCGGGATATACTTTTTGCAATTCGTCATTAATTTCTTTACGAGTTGGAAGTTTAACTTGAGGAAAAAACATTTTCAGCGAATAATATTTTCCTCTCCAAGAAAGAGTAATTCCGATTACATTGCCCGTCTGTGTATGTAATCTTGTTGCCTCTTCAACCTGAGATTTAAAACCTTTGATTGGTTCTGGTTTGATAATATCAATAACCTCAGCAAAGGTATTTCCATTTGCATCTTCAATTGTCACGTTTTCATTTTTGGTTTTATTTCCCCAATTTGAAGCACCAACTTTACGGCACTTTACAAGTGCTCCTGATGCGTATGCACTAGGCCAAACTTTATACCTAGATTTTACTTTTTCTTTACATGCATCTTCATCAACAAATTCTTCTGTTGCAACATTTATTGCCTTACCAACTCTCTCTGGATTTGGATCTTCCTTTCTTTTCCTTCTTGCTGCTCTATCTTCTTCTTCTGGTGACATCTCTGCTGACATTTTGGAACTACCACATTTTGGTTTAGTAGTTTGTCCCGGTTGTTTTGCGCATGATTTGCCAGCATATTTTCCTCCCAATTGAACCCATCCGGGTTTTCCATCAGAGGATTTGCTTTTTGCAAACCAATCATGAAGTGATGAATCACCAGATTTTGATGCTTCTTGAAGTTCTCCAAGAATCTTATCCGCAAGTTTTTCTTCTTTTTTAACTTTTGGAAGTTCTGCAGTTTTTCCTAACTTTCTTTTTGCCACATCTGCTTCATTTGAATTTGAAGATGTAGTTAATGCTTCAATCTTTCTTCTCTTTGCTGCTACTTTATGTGCGGTAGGATTTATAGTGAATGATTCTTCCATTTCTCCACTTTCAATATAATCTGCTGCCGTATCAATATAATCTGCTGCTTTAGTAATTTTGGATTGAACCCATGCTTCCAAACTACCTTCACCTTTACCAACCTTTTTTTTGATTCTCTCTGCTGCCTTTACCAAAGTATCAAGTTCTGAACGTACCATAGAATATTCATGATCTCTTACGGAAACTTTATCCCATGCTTTTCCACCATAAGAACATTCTGAACGTCCTTCTCTTTTATCACAAAGAGGGCAATATCTTTGCTCTTCGCTAGATTCTTTTACATCTTTAAATTTTTTATGTTCTTTTTTTGCAGATGCTTCCATTTTCTTTAAACGAGTATAATAGTCTGGGATTTCATCTAAATGTTGAAGAGCAATATCCTTTGCCAAATCATGATCTTTAGTATGTTCATGCTCAATTGGCTCTCCCATATCCAGTTGTCTTTGAATGAAAGAAACGTCTAAACGATGTTTCTTTGCAATCTCTTCAACTGTTTTATGGGATTTTAATTTAGACATTTTTTATTTTTATTTAGGAATATTACTAGCACTCAATTTATTTCCATGATTTTTCCACCAAGAAATAATCTGTTCGTAGGATTTAATATGAGCAGGTCCTTGCCCATCTATGATTTCCCAGTCATCTTTTAGTCCGTTAAATTCATCACTGTTAATAATGCAAGTATCAAATTTCTTAATCTCCTCAACGAATAGTGGGAATGTATATACTTTCCCTAAAGAAAACACTAGGTTTTCCACGATTGGTTGGAGTTCTGATTCTGGAATATCAAAATAAAATTCATCATTTGGATAATATGTATCAATTATTTTTTGTGCTTGTTCTCTTTTAAGAATATATGCAGTTGCAGACCAATCAGTAAAATGCCTTTCTCTCAATTTAACATCTACCATTTGATCTCTAACCCACATTAATTGAACACAACTCCAGTCATCGGGCAACTGTTCAACAAACTCATTCCAGGTGAAATTCCAATATTTGATTGTTTCCAAAGAAAGATCATCCTCACAAAAGAATCCATAAGGTTCATCAGTTTCGGTTAACCATCTTTTAATACACTTCATATGTGAAGTGCAGCATCCCTTACTTGCATCCGTCAAAGTATGAACATATTTTCCATGAATAATATCATTACATTCTTTAAACCGCTTTGAAATAACAGAATTAATTTTATCAATATTGAAAGTTTTAAATTGAGATTCTAAGTGTTCTCTTCTATTTTCACTTTCCTCTAAACTTAGATAATATACAGATGGAAAATCTTTAACTTTATTAATATCTTCTTCTAGGATATGTGGAAAATCTATTCCCAAGGTATTAAAATTATTTTTTATTGCTATTTTATGTGAGTAGTCTAAATTTTCATAATATTCCGTAATTAACAAGTTAAATAAATCCCTGCATTCTTTTGATTTTCCCCACCAATAAGAAGAAACTGCTTTTTCAAAAACTAATCCATATTTGCCCGGATATTCTACATTTGTTCTTAATGATTCTAAATCAAAATTGCAAAAAGAAAGTGCAAGATTTGCTAGAGAATAACACTCGTAGTAATTTTTATTCCATTCTTCATAACGAGATAGAATATAATATGCCTCTGGTCTTTTTGGAAGAACTGTTATTGCATGATGCAAAAGACTCTTGACTGTATACCATCTATTTTTTTGCTTATTGAAGCAATGTGACATACGTATTAAAGACTCATATGCCAATTCAGTACCTGGACTTCTATCAGCTGCTCTCAGGTAATATGAAATTGCTGATGCAGTTTGTCCCAATTTCTCATATTCAAATCCAAGATTAAAGTTATATTCTGGATTTTCCGTATCTTGAACATAATTATAAAGAGCGTCATTCATCGATAAAATCCTCCATAAATTTTCCTGGAACTTTTAAAACGTAAGCAGCATTATCTTGAAATCCAAAGGTAATAATGTAGTCCTCATCATGTTTTGCTAATCCACATGCAAACTCAATTTTTGCATCCATAAAAGAAAATTCTTGAGATATTTTTTTAATATTCCAATCCTTATCCCAAAAAGTGAATCTGTGACGATAAGTGGCATCTTTTCTACCTGCCTCACTTCTGTAGAGATTTGTTTCGTGATTTAACGCTAGATACCCACCTTTATATGAGATAATTTGAGATCCCCCCCTCAAATCTCTTGAATGCGGTATCCAACTTTTAATCACAACACTTTCTGTAGTAGCATTTTCTACATTAACTCTTACCACTTCAGTACCATTTGTCCATTTGACAAAATGATAAGGAAGATCTAAAATGGGCATCCAATTTTTATTACAATATTCTTTATCTGGTGGTGGTCCTGGTATTCTGAATCTAGATACTTCTTTAACATTATTTTCTGATATTTGAATTTCAGAAAGTTCCATTCTTCCTGTTCCAATTGTATCCAAATCTCTTCTTACGCCACAGAGATATAATTTTCCATTCCAATCAATCAATCTGGCATCTTCAAGGCCAACAAATTCCCACAAAGGTTGCTTATCAAATTCAGAAGTATCAACTTTTGAAAAGTATGAAATATTTAAATCTTCATCCAACTCACAAATAAAATTCGTTGTAGTTAGGGTATTATCATTGTCTGGATTCAGATAAACTAGAGGTCCGTAAGGATGTTCATAGTTTTGTAGTTCCGAATGGTATAATGTATATTGTATATGACGAAGGTTTACTATTATTTGATTATTCTTAACGAGAACAGAAGGATTGCATAGTCCAGTTCCATTCGTATATTCTTCTGGAATTATTAATGGTCTAATTTTTCCACCATTTTCTAAAGCAAGTTTTACAAAATTCATGACAGTTTTAATATAAAATTATTACAAATAAATTAACTTAAATGTTTGGGTGAAGATGTTTGTTGCCATTTCGTTCAATCAATAATTATTTTTTCTATTTATTATATCTCTTTATGGTCAGAATTTTGCTTTACGGATATTATCCATACTTTCAAATACTTTGATTGGCATCTAAGTCACTATCTCTTCTAATGGTTGTTCTACAGGGACGAATTCTTCTACCACCTCTTCAACTGCCGCAACAGGTTCTTCTTTTACCCAAGGAAAGGGTAATTGAGTGATTGGTGGATTGTATTGTGATGCGATTTCATTTGAAAGTTTTGATTTTATATACCCAACATCAAGATTACTTTCCAACCAACAGATCACAGTTTCTTCTGCAAGAGTTGAATAATCAGAAAATCCTTCTGGACTTGGTGATGGAAGAGAATAAGAATTGCTCATAGATGATAATACTCCATTTTCATCTTGCCCTGCAAATCGCCAATGAACTGTTTTAACCACATTTACCAATCCATTTTCTAATGGAGCACAATCTAATTGCAAAATATCCCAAGTATAAGTAATCATCTTTCTTTAGCATACACCATATTTAGATTTGAGATTATTGGATTGTGTCTCCATACTTTCAAATCCCTTCACAGTCATCCAAGTTACCATTGAATATCTATTTCCTTTGGTAACAGGTTCTACACCATGCATATAATAACGATTGGAAGGAAAACATACCAGAAGTCCAGGTTCAGGACGAATACGAATATGAAGGTCTGGAAATACAAAATCACCACCTTCAAAACTATCATTCAAATATAAGACCATAGACAAATCACGATCTACTGTCTTTCTCCATAGTTGTGTTTGGTCTGGTGCAGTCCATATACCTTCACCATCAATATGAGGTTGGTAGTGTCCTCCTACATCATAACAAAGAAGTTGGGGAACTTCTGAACTATCTACCTCAAACTGATAAAAAGGATTGATGACTTGTTTTACAATATGGTGCATCAGTTCATTGACCTGTGGAAATACAGGTTCAATTGGAGCAATTTGAGTATCTCTTGTTCTCTTATCAGTAATCCATTCAGTTCCTCGTGTCTGATTGGATTTGTCTGGGTCAAATACTGAAAGATCTTCTGTTCTTGAAGTTTTCATATGATTTACCAGAGCATCAATACCTTCTTGACTGATGACTTTTGGTGCAATCAAAACTTTGGATAATAAATTCATTAGTAATAATGTAGTTTCAAGTATTTATCTGGTGGTGTTTGAGACTGCTGCTAAAGCATATCTTGCAGAACTCAATGGACCTCTCGTTGATATCGTTGACAAATCATTAGAGAAATTTATACGGTCTACTGTTGCTATTACTGGAGATCTTCCTCCACCCCACCAACCATAATTAGAGTTTCCGGTTGCTCCTGTATTTCTTTTTGGAGAACTTAATGAACTTCTTTGTAATGGTATTGCTAAATCATTAGAGAAATCTATACGATCTACTCTGGATACTACTAATCCATTATCACCACCAGCCCACCAACCATAATTAGAGTTTGCTGTTGCTGCTAACCCAGTTGTGATAGTAGTATTTAAATTTCCTCTTGGTGTTGTTGTTGATAAATCATTCAAGAAATCTATACGATATATTTTTCGTAGTTCAATTTGCGTTTGTGATGGGCTAGTACCACCAACAAACCAACCATAGTTAGAGTTTCCTGTTGCTGTATGCTGTCTTCTATTTTGACTTAGTGAACCTCTTACTGATGCTGCTGTTAAATCATTAGAGAAATCTATACGGTCTACTCTTTCTACTGGTCCAGGATCCCCACCACCAAACCAACCATAGTTGGAGTTTCCTGTTGCTGCAAAGTATCCTCTTCCTGCACTTAATGGACCTCTTATTGATGATGTTGCAGAATCATTAGAGAAATCTATACGGTGTACTGTTGATTTGAGTGGGGAAGGATAACCTCCAGCAATCCAACCATAATTAGAGTTTCCTGTTGATGCATTTTGATATGTTGCAGAAGTCAATGGACTTCTTGCTAATGCCGTTGCTAAATCATTTGAGAAATTTATGCGATCTACTATTAGACCTAATGTAGTTCCTGGCCAAGCACCACCACCAAACCAACCAAAATTCCCTGCTTTTTGTGGACGAATACTTGAAGACCTTGCCTGTCCTGATGTTGCTGTTGAACCACTTTTTGCTGAACTTAATGGACCTCTTGGTGATGCTGATACAGAATCATTAGAGAAATCTATACGGTCTACTGTTGCTACTTCTGCGGGAATAGAACCACCACCAAACCAACCATAGTTAGAGTTTCCTGTTGCTGCTAAAGATTGTCTTACTACACTTAATGGACCTCTTACTGATGCTGTTGAAGAATCATTCGAGAAATCTATGCGTTCTACTGTTGATACATTTGCTACTGGGGAACCAGCTCTACCACCACCAAACCAACCATAGTTAGAGTTTCCTGTTGCTCCAAAATTATATCCTCTTGCTGCACTTAATGGACCTCTTGGTGATGCTGTTGAAGAATCATTCGAGAAATCGATACGGTTTACTGTTGATGTTGGTGCAATAGAACCACAAAACCAACCATAGTTAGAGTTTCCTGTTGCTGCTGCTGACCTGGTTGCTGCAATTAAAGGACCTCTTGGGGATGCTGTTGCAGAATCATTAGAGAAATCGATACGGTCTACTGTTGAGAAT